CCAGTGGTCAACAAGATTGAGTTGGTGAAGTACGAAGACGACGACCGCTACGATTACGCGATCATTAAGTTCCACTCGATACGGGAATACCCCGCTATTCCAGTGGACACCACTACCCAGCCGGAGATCGGCTCTCAGGTGGACAACGTCAACTTCGCGTTCGGTCTCACGAAGATGTACACCCACGGTGTTGTGGAAAGCGGACTGCTTAATCCGCCGTCGAAGGGAAAGAGTTTAACTAGCCGCTACTACGTGAACATCGGAATAGGCCCGGGCGCGAGCGGTTCAGCGGTTGTGCAGAACGGTAAGATCGTCGGGATTGTGGAAGCGATATTCCCCGGCACCCAGATGCCTTCGCTCATCATGCCGATGGGCAAACAGTTTTTGAATTTCGTGGACGATGACTCGGCCAGCATCGACCCGCTGCCGGAGCCGAAGAAGACCGAAGAACCGGTAAAACAAGTTCCCAAGAAGAAGACGTCGCTCTTCGGGAGATTGTTCGAAGGCTCAAAATGAGCCGCCTCGGTTTTACGAAGAAGTTTTTGATTTGGTCCAACGCAACGGTCTGGACTTGGTTGCTGGGCGCGTTCAGTAATCGCGTAGTGGTAAACGCCAACCAAGGCTACATGCCGGTTTTGATACACGGACACGTTTATCCCTCGTTCGACGGGGCTTTGGTCGTCATGGACCCGCGCCACATCGTTATGACGGCGGATACACACTTGAAGATTTTAGGGGATTACATCCCGTACGGCGGCTACTTTAACAGCCCCGGTGACTTGCTACTAGACCTCGCGTCGGTGTCGGCGGTTATACTCGCGGCCGTGGTGGTCAACTCGTTGCTGAACAAAACCAGCACGTGGATGAGCAAATAATTTTACGGATGGTTGACAGAACGGCATCGTACCCGCTTGCTAAGCGGTAGTCAACCGGAAGGTTGTGTTGGTTCGAATCCAGCACCATCCGCCAATTTGAGGTGAGTCATGGCATCGAAGAAGAACGCAGTCATGAATAAGTTGATAGACGTGCTCACGAAATTTGACCGCGTAAACGGGGAATTGATCGTCCCTCTCTCGAAAGAGATTTACGCAGCGCTTTACAAAGAAGATTTAAGGAATGCGGCGACCGATGGCGGTCAACCGTCTTGAAAACGGAGCCTTGTCACTCAGTGGCAGGACAGAGTTCGATTCTCTGGCTTTCCTCCATATTTAGAGAGCAGCACTGAATGGTCGGTAACCGTTTCGAAAACGGTGACGCGTCGGAAGGCGCGACGGAGTTCGATTCCCCGGCTCTCTGCCATCCCCTGCGAGTGTAAGGGTAGCACCTTGGTTTGAAACACCAAAGGACGTGGTTCGACTCCACGGCTCGGGACCAATTTTCTGTTGGACGCTGGTGTAATCGGCAACACGGCTGACTTTGAATCAGTCAGATGAACGTTCGAATCGTTCGCATCCAACCAAATTTAATTTTCTGTTGGGATATCGTTCAACCGGTAGGACGGCGGGCTCTGAACTCGCTAATCAAGGTTCGAATCCTTGTGCCCCAACCAATTTTCATAGCGCGTTTCGCGCGAGGACAACAAACATGGCCGCAACTGGCACAGCACAGATTCAATCACAGCCCGGAACAAGCTGGGATAACGCTTGGGCGCAGGTTACCCCGAACGGCGTAGCTAGCCAAAATCTTGACTTGCTGCAGATTATCGACAACGGCGGACTCGTCGTGTTGAACGTGGACCACGCAGGCGTCGTTCACAATCCCGCAGCTTCCGCGACTAACGGCGCTCGCGTCGGCGTATTCCAGACTCGTCTGGCATCCGGCGATACGACCGCGCATTATTTTGCAGATGCATTCGCTAACCCCTCGCAGTTGGACATCCTTCAAGTTATTTCCCCTACCGGCGGTTCCGTAGTAAAATGGCTCGACTATCTCGGCGTATCTCACTAAGGCTGCGTAAGCCATGTGGGCACGTCGTTGTCCCCGTTGTGGCAGAGAATTAAAGAAGAAAAACCCGATGGACGTCATCGTATGTCTGTGCGGTTGGTTGTGGAGGTAAGGTGGCTAATTTGAACAATAGACAGAATTTAACCCCAGAAGAGGCCGCACTCGCGGTCGAGGTTTTTGATAGCAAGGGTCGTTTGGACACGGTTCGGACGAATGCGGCAAACGACGCTATTTTCCACAGCAACAATGTGGTGACCTCCAATATAAACGGCTCCGTGGTTAAGAACACGGCTTCGTCTTTGGCTAAGCACAAGGCCGCCAGAGATTTGTTTCTTTCGAACAACAGATAATACGGAGATTTCATGGCGAGTACAATCAGCGGAAACGTTGGCGGCGCGAGCGCGTCTGGTGCCCAAGTACAATGTTTGAACATTGCGACCAAGCAAATCAGCTACGGCGCGGGCGACGGTTCCGGTAATTACACGATTCCGAACCTTGCTGCGGGGACGTACGTCGTTTCGGCCACACTGGGCTCAAACGTCTATTACCACCCAGTTCAAGTGATCGCTGATGGTTCTTCGACCTACAGCGCCATTAACCTGAACCCCGTTTTGCTAAATGCAAACAACGTGGTACCGCAATCGACAAATTTCTAAATAAAATTTTGTGCGGCGCACAGCACGACCCAAGTGTGTCGCCAATAACAGCGTCTCCCTGGCGAAGAAATATCGCTTGGTTGGCGTACACTAAAAAGGTGACACAATGAGTAATCCTCTAGATTTCGGCGTGAACGGCCAGTTCGGCTCTACAGTCGGCGGTCTTGGCACGTCCGTTAAGTATTTCCCACGTCCGCTTGGCCCGTCCATCGGCGTAGCTCCTTCGACCCCGTCTTCAACCAGCGCGGTCGGCGCTCTGTTCCTCCCGGCTCAGAACGTGTTCAACGGCCAACAGTTCAATGTTTTGGCCTCTGGTAGTTTCGGTAACGACAGCGGCGACCCGTCTGGTACGGTAACTGTGCAGTTGTACGCGGTAACTGGTTCTTTGGCTAGCCCGACATACACTGCGCTTGCAAGCACCGGCGCTATGACTCCGTTCTACACCGTTCAAACTTGGGGCATCAACGCAGAGTTGGTTGGCGCATCCAAGGCTGGCGCAAACGGCCTATTGATCGGTTCTTACACGGGTATTCTTCGAGGCTCTATCGTAACCCCGGCGACCGTTCTGAACATCGTAACCGGTCTTGACTTCAACGCAGGTAACCCGGCGTTGCAGCAAGGTGCGGTTCTTGGCTTCGTGGTCGGCGTAACGTTCGGTACCTCGGACGCGACGAACACCGCCTCGTTGCTAGAATTCACAATCGAGTCCTAAAAACTAGGGGCGGCTCCGGTCGCCCCATTTCTTCCCTGTTGGCTGGGACGCTTCCACGAAGCGACCACTACGGGCACCCCGGGCGGAATCCCCGGCAAGTCGAGTAACAGCCTCGACACACTTTCAAAGGACACCATGTTTGACCCAGCAGGATTAACGTTGGGGCAGGTATCCTCGGCCCTCAGAGACTTCACTGTAGTTGGATTCCTTCTCGCCTCCGCGTGGAAGTTGCGCGGTGCATACGAACTGGCGAAGGCATTCTTCGAGAGACTGACGACGCACATGACCGTTATGGAGAAGGGTATGGACACTCTCCTTAACAACCACCTGCACCACATTGAAGCAGACTTGAGAACCATGACGCACCGACAGGTTCGCGCCACGGACGCCGAACAAAATCAGTACATAGTCGACGACGCACCGCCGGAGTTTTAATGCCGTTTAAGTCAGCAGCCCAACGCGGATACTTACACGCCCACCCTGAGATTCTCGGGAAGAAGGCACTCGCCGAGTGGGATGCTGCGTCAAAAGGCCAGCACGTTCCGGAACACGTCCACAAGCCAGCGTACGCGCACGTTCGGGAAGCGCGAGAGAAGGCCAAAGGTGAGTAAGAACTGGCCCGAGATCATCAACGGTTTGAAGGTTTTGATCGACCGCGTAGGTCCGATTTGGCCGAAGAGTACGAAGCTGGCGGGATTCGCATCCGACGGCCCGTACCACTGCGCCAACTGCGAGTACTTGGTCGGCGGAAACCGCTGCAACCAGAAGGTCATGATGGCGGACCCAGAAGTTTCCCACGACGCGAAAGGATTGGCGATCATCACCAATGCCGAGCGCCAATGCTGTGAGTTCGTAGAGCCAAAGAAGTAACGAGGATTTTATGAAAAAGCACTCCTTTAGTCACTCTGTTGTCGAGCACCACGCCGATGGCAGCCACACCATCCACCACATTCATGAGAAGCACGGCCACGCTCACTCAGTACCGATGCGCGACGGCGATGTGAAGGGCGGCGCGGGAAGTCACGACGAGATGATGGACCACATGATGGACCACACTTCGGCACCGAACCCCGGCGAAGCGGCAGCGGCAGCAGGCCCGGCGGGCGTTGCAGCACCACCGGCAGCCGTACCACCTGCAGGAGCCTAATATGGCGAAGCACAACGTATCACTGTATCGCGCGATGCATCACCTGCGTAAGGGTGGTCTGCACAAGGCGCTGGGCGTTCCTCTCGACGAAAACATCCCGGCCGAGAAGATGGAAGCGGCCAAGAACTCCAAGAACGAGCACGTTCGTCACATGGCGAACTTCGCCCACACGATGGGCGGCTTCAAGCACTAATGAATTTCGGGCCACTCGGCAGTTGGTTGAAGCTAGCGTTTAGTGACCAAGGGAACCCGAGTTCATCTCGGTTGCTTACGCTGCTACACTCTCTGGTCGCGTGCGCCACGCTACTGTTTGTCGTAATAAAGAATCACCCGCACAACATGCCCGACGGTGCCACGCTAACCGGACTGGGAGCATTTTCGACAGCGCACTACGCGGTCAACCGCGTTACCACGGCCTTCGGCACGAAGGACGAGAAATAAGGGAGTCTAACATGGGCGGAAGTCCGTTTATCACAAAGGCTTTGAGCGATTCACATAAGCTGTTGGACCGTGGCAACGCGCTCCAAAAGGCAGCAGGCGGCCCGCTGCATCACGCGGAACCGGCAGCATCACCATCAAATTATTCCCACGTACGTGAAGCCCGCAAAGAGCCGGGCTCGTTCATGGGCATCGAATCAGACAAGGGACCGGAGCTAAATACAGCCTTGGCATCACACGAGGCGGCTAAGAAGGCCCTTGAATAAACAATAGGGGTCTTATGGCACTTACGCAGGCGCAGCGAGCGGCGAACTATCGAGCGAGAAAGAAGGGCGAGAAAGAGCCCTACAACTCCGCTGAGATCAGTGCCGTGGAAGAGGCGCTTGCTGCGAAAGAGTCTGAACTCCAACAGTTGCTCGATGAAGTCGCCGAGCATGACGCGGCGGGTAAAAGATACAGAAGTGAAGCGCGCAGCTATACGAAGTTGGTACGCCTCTACTACGGCCAGCCCGAGGTAGGGGACGTCGACGAAGATGAAAAGGTCGGCGGCAGCGCGTTAAAGAAAAAGAAGACCGTACAGCCAAATCCGTCCACCACAAAGCTACGCATTAAGAACAGCGACGGCGACCCGGTTGAACGAGTTAAAGGCCAACGGAAGCGACAGCAAGAAGATATCACCTACGAGGTTGACGATGTCGTCGGCTTCTGGCGCTGGCTCGATTTAAGAGACCGCGCGCGCAAGGACCTCTTCTGGCTTTGCCGTTTGCTGGGACTGGGCGTTTATCGCAACGTGCATCAAGTCACCTGCGACCAGTTCGTGAAGAAGAATTTCGGTGGACCGTGGTTGGACGACATGGGCACCATTGATAAATCGCGCGAGCCGATTCCTCCGATGTACTTCGAGGGATACTCGTTGGACGACTTTCACAACGCAATCGACGACCAAGAGCGCTTCGACGCCGCAGGCCGTCCGACGAAAGAAATGATGCTGCTCGACAGTCGCGGCTTTTACAAGTCGACGATTGACGGAGTGGACTCGGTACAGTGGCTGTTGAACTGCCCGGACATCCGCGTGCTCATCCTGACCGGCGAGTACAAGCTGGCGCTTTCGTTCATGTTAGAAATAAAGGGATACTTTTTCTTAGCCGAGGGCCAAGAGCCTTCGGCCTTCCACCTCTTGTTTCCGGAGTACGTTGTTTACGGCGTGGACGGAACCTCGAAGGAACCACTGTTCTCCCCGGCCAGAATCCTGACCCAGCGTCAAGGTTCTATCTGGGTGAACTCAATCGTCGCGAACGTGTCTGGTTGGCACTGCGACGTCAAGAAGGGCGACGACATTGTAACCAACGCGAACTCCAACACACCGGAGACCCGCGAGAGCCTCAAGAAGGATTACGATGGCACGGATGACCTTCTGGACCCGCATGGTTTTAGCGATCATATCGGCACTCGCTATTTTACCGATGATTGGTATGGAACTCGTCTCACTCCTCCGGAAGGCGAAAAAGAGATTGCTCCGATCAAGTACCACTGCCGGGGCGCGTGGGAAGTAAAGCCGGAATACGCAGAAGTCCGGATGATGCAGCTTACCGAAGAGATGGTCAAGCTGAACTTTCCGCAGAAGTGGACCTTTGCAAAACTTCACCGCTTGTTGCTCAAGAAGGGCGAGCGTGAGTTCAAGAACCAGCAGCTTAACGAGCCTTCGGATGCGTCCGAAGATAGCGGCTTCAAAATCAGTTTCATCGAGTCCGACCTTCGCGCACACATGTACCAACGGGAGGCCGCGCCGAAGTCTGGAGACATCTACATCGTCTGGGACTGGGCGTTGTCGGACAAGAAGACCTCAGATTACTCGGTCGGAGTCGTGGCCCGGTTATACAAGAACGACGCGGGGGAATGGTCCTTCGTTCTCTTGGAGATCGTCTACGACAAGTGGAAACACTCCGAACTCGCCTTCCAGATCGTCGCGCTCTCGAAGCGCTACGGCCCGAAGGTCACCATGATCGAGGCGTCCAACGCCGCCGACATGTTGAAAGATGAGATCACCCGAGTCGGACACCGTTTCGGCTACCAGCCGTACATCTACTGGAAGCAACCGTCTCGACAAGAGAACGCCAAGCGCAACCGAATTAAGAGCGTCGAAATCCTGTTGTCAGAGCACCGTCTACACTTCGTGCTCGGGCCGTGGATTGACGAGACGTTCAAACAGTTTACCCAGTACACAGGCGAGAAGAAAAACAAAGGGCGCAAGGACGACATCCCTGACGCCGTTTCTTACTTGACGTACGTCCTCCCGGCGGAAGCGAGACCGAACGTCGAAAAGACGGACCCGGAAGAAGAAAGAAGATTGGCCGAAGAACAAGCCAAAGCGATGCGAAAGCAGCAGCACTACAATCGCTTGTTCGGCGACCACATGCAAACTAGAACCGAGGCCGGACCCACAATCACTGAGGTCGCGCCACCAAAACCGCAGGACCCTCGAATGGTTATATTCGGCAATAAAGGGCCTTGGAGATTATGAGCGATATCGACGCAAAGATTGCAGCCTTGGAGCAAGTTCCGGATGCGGAAATCAATGAGCAGAATACCTACATTGACTCCGAGACCGGGACCGTTCAATTCAACGACAAAGCTGCGATCAAACTAGTCCTCGACGACTCCGAGGCCGCAGACAACTACATCAACATTAACCAGTGGGCCAGCGGTTGGACAATGTCCGATTTGCTGTACCAGAGCCCGATATCGACGAGCAGCGCAGACGGCAGCACCGACGTAGCGAACTCGGCGGTACCGAAGTTCATGGTATCGAACCACATCAGTTCGATCATCCCGAAGATCATGCAGGGAATCTTCTACGAAGACCCCTGCTTCTTGCTCCGCCCGTCTCCGAACACCGGCGACAATGTCATCCGCGCGAAGACCGCATTGTTCAGCTTCCAGTTGAACGCGATGCGCTTCGAAGAGGAAGTCGAGCGCGGGCTGGAACAGATGGCCCTCCTTGGCACCGGCATTTGGAA